TCAGCCCCTTAGTGGTGAAGGCAGTTCGAATGTTTCCGGGTTGGCTGGACACATTCCGCAGCAGCTTTCTGTTTTGCGATTCACAAACTCGCGTAACTCTTCCGTCGTGCAGGTCGGTTCCAATGGCGTGTAATTCAGATATGGATTCCAGGCTTCGTTCAGTCCGTGCTTTTGTGCCTGCATCGACAGGTAAGCCATCTGCGGACACTTCCACAATTTCCCGTCGTGGATCTGGGGACACCATTTTGAACCGCAGGCCTCCCAGCTCTGTTCTGGCTGATTGTCTTCATAAGGCATCATCGTTGCGCCATGCCCTTTATAGGCTCGTTTCCAGCGACTGCTGGACGTTCGCCAGTTGACCCGTAATGCGTGCGAGTTTTCCCAGTCGGCTACCAGCTGTTTTACCGGCTCCAGTTTCGCCTGATACTCTGCGGAATCGTGGTGAATGCTGATTTCTAAATTACATCCGGTCTCTTCCAGCACGGCAGGCAGTTCTGGGTGTCGCTTCAAGTTAAAACCATTGGTCACCAGCTGCAGCTTAGAGTGTGGAAAATGCTTTCTTGCGAGTCTGACGATCTCACAGAGTTGCGGATTGAGTGTAGGCTCTCCCCCGAGCAGACTGAAGTAGCGCGGCAGCAACCGATCCGACCAGAGGCCCATCTGTCGGTCAGCTTCTTCCGGACTGATCATGCCTTTGTGATTGAAGTTCGAAAAATGCGTACATTGCTGACATGCCAGATTGCAGGCATGCGAGACATGCAGTTCGAGGTTCTCCATCTCAATCAGGTTGTCAACCGGCTTTGTCCTGTGTCGTTCGTATCGCTCTTTACTGAGGCTTCCGAACTGTCGGAAATCGCAGCCGGGAACCATCACTTCATAATACTGCTGAATCGTTTCGTGTGCGGCGTTGCGTGATGCTGTTTTGTCTCCGTGAATAGAACCGTGTGACAGGCTTTCAGAATGTAACCGTCTGAGCCCTACGATCTCATCATCAGTTACTACTGTTGCACCTGACCTGTGGCAGCGGGTAGCAAATTCCAGATCACCCGAACCCATCAGATCAGCGAACCCGTTCAACCGCTGATAGGCTGCCTTCCGCATGACCAGCGTGCCATTGAGGATATTACCGTTGGGGCAGAGCCTCCACTTGCTGTGGCCTGATGTATGAACCGGAGTGGCTTCCAGTCGCCTCAGTGACTCTGCATCCCGGCTTTCGTGGCTTACAAACTGACGCATGGCCCCGCCGTAGACATCGCCGTTTCTCAGTTTCTCGATTGAGTGAGCAATCCGGTGCGGCATGGCAATATCATCGGAGTCCTGCACGGCAATGAAGTCGGTTTCCAGTCGGTCAAAAATCCGGTTCATGGTTCGATACGGACCGATAGTCTTCTCGTTGCGATACAGTCTTACCTGGGGATGGCTGGCGTACTGCTCGGCAGGATCGTCGGGAACTGTGAAACCGTCGGCTATCAAATGCACAATGCACTCTGCGCCTGCCTGGTTTAAAATGGAGTCTACAGCAGCCGCCAGCCATTGCAGGTTTTTCTGGCAGTAGGGGATGACCACATCACAGCGGATTTCATCCACGGCAGCGGGTTCCAGCTGTGGTGCTTTCGCAGCTGGTTTCGGTTTGGGAGCGTTGCCCCAGCCCTCACAGGTCGCGCGTGTCTTGACCAGTCGCCGGATCTCATCACCGTGTTTCCGGCAGAAGTAATTCCGCTTAAAATTGCAGCCGTTGCAGAGTTGCTGTTTCGCTTCGGTTGTTAAACTCATTTGGGAACGTGTCTCACATCAATGTAAGGGGGAGCGTAATATATGTCGTTTGATTGACTGAAGCCTGCTGGGAAGAATGGATCTGAGTATGTCACTGGCATTCCTTCCACATACTCGGGGACTCCAGATGGCCATTGGTATTCTTCGGGTAGAGTTTCAATCGTGTGCGGATCGAAAAGCAGTGGTAAGTCGGGCACGTCTCTTGTCCAGCGAGACACCTCCCCGGCGGGGACAAAGCATTTAAAACCAGCAGGCGGATAGTAGATAGCCCGGATCACTGAAACCCCACCAAAGGCGTCTGTTGGATCTAAGGGAATAGCTCCGAAAGGGTACTCAAATGACCCTCCCAAGGCGAAATTAAAAAATCCTGTTCCCCCAGTATCTTCATTGTAATTCAAGAGATAGCCTTGCGCTGATTGCTTGATCGTCAAAGTAAGCCGCCAGCGTCCGGGCGTTATGAGTTCGCCGCTATCGTCATCGACCACAGCGGCATCCCAGTCTACATTGATCCAATGGTATCTAAGAAACCAGTTCCACCCGGACAGGTCATCGTCGAATCGTTGCCATTCAAAATCCAGGGCCAGCGCTCCCGCGTCGGCGGGTGTCTGGCCTTGTACCAGGTCGAGTCCTTCAAAAGTCGATTCTCCAGAAAACGCACAGGGGGAAGGGCCGCTGATTTCCGGGTCGTTGAATGTCGCCACTCTCGGCGCGGTTACCGCAACCGGGGAAGTGATCCCACTTCCGTTAACGGATAAATCACCCGGATCCATATAATGCCACTGTTTATATGTGGGAACAGAAGCCTCCCAGGCCAGGCCGGCGTTTACAATCTTGGCACCACAGCGCGAACAGGGGAACCGCTTGCGTACGCATGGCTTCTTTATCAGAGATAATCCGCAATCTTTTTGTCCCATCACATCGCCCTATAGATTCGGAGTACCATCGCCATTGTATTGCCGGCACTGTGCTGCCGGTGCAACCAATCCGACTCCGGGCGTGTAGTTCGCCCAGCCGATCGAGCCAGCAGCGATCGCGTCGTTAATTACGTTGTCATCACCGTCGTACTGACCTGCCAGCGGAATCGGAAACAGCACATCGTCATCCACCCTGCTGTCTGCCCAGTTGGTGTAATAGGCATAGCCCTCGAATTCTGCATCTTCCGGTCTGTCGATCTCAAACTGATCGAATACGACACCTGCCAGGTCTCCAATGAATTCAATCAGCCAGTGCCCCGGCCAGAGCGATACAGAGACGTTGCCTTTCCCCACGTTGGGCAGATTCTCAATCAGAGTTGTTAAAGACGATTCTGTCAGGTATTGGTTGAGCAGGGAGAACGGTTCTGTTTCGTACCCCTCCAGCACCAGCTTGATTTCAGCATTGATGGAATCGCCTTTGATTTCAATCATCTGCTTGCTGTTACCGTCCGGATCCCAGTAAAACAGACTGCAGGGTATTTTGACTTCTCCATCCACCATCATGTAGTATTCCTGTCCCGCCCGGTTGTCAGCATCATAGTCGTAAGATGTTGATCCGTATGATCGGACAGTGAACGTCGAATACGGTTCGTGAGTGATGAACCGCACCGGTGTCAGCGGGCCTAATTGGTTCGCCGGAGCCACGAACGCGAGCAGATTCTTCGTGCTGTCCTTATCTTCTTTCTTCACACCCGTCGTGAGTTTGTAGATCCCGTGAACGTTCCAGCCGAGCAGCTGGTGCTGAATCTTGAATCTGCTGGCTTTGGTCAGATCGTTGGGGAGCTTCAGGTGACCTGCAGGATCTCCGATCAGCTGCTGCACTGTTCCTGTGCCGTAAAGCTGTTCCAGGTTGTCGAGGGTCGCGTCTGAGAGCCTGCTGTTCTCCGGCCTGACATATCTGCCGAAGATCTTCTCATTATCGCTGGCATCGCCCTCGTATCGCACGAATGCCGGAGCGTATTTAATTCGCCCCATATGACCTTTGGGAATCACCTTCGGTCCGGTGAACGCGAAGTTAATCCCATTGGTAACGTATTTCGGAAAGTTGCCGTCTTCATCAGCAGTTTCCGTCTGCCCGGCGGCAGTGTCGCCGACCGGCAGGCGAATCTCGAATACCGGAGTGTCTGCATTCAGGGTACGAATCCCGACGATCTCGATCAGTGAGTGACCTGGAATTAACAGATCACTGTCCTTGCGGCGACTGTCTTTATCAATGATCTTATCGTCACCGACATTCAGACAGGTGAACCATTCGCCGGGGGAGCTTTTCGCAGAGTTGAAGTTCATTTATCCTCCGGCTGCTGAGTTTTATTAACCGTCTGTTCCTGCTGCTTGATCAGCTCTTTCAACGCGAGGTCCCGCTGTCGCTGATCGAATGTCGGCACGATTACATTGACTTCGGAATTTCGAGAGACGGTAGTGGTCATGCCGCCCGAGGTCGTGCGGGAGATCGCAACCTGCTGGATCGCCCCGTCGAGTTCGATTTTTTTGAGACCGGCGTACACACCGGCCCCAGAATCCTCCGAATTAATTCGGAGATTCTCGACGTCGATCGCAGCGAGAGCCTGTTCTTTCAGGTGCTCTTTTTCTTCGTTGTTCGCGACGTCCGTTAAAACAAACCTGTCCGGCTCGCTGTAATCGCTGAACACGACACCCTTTTTAAGCTCGTACTGTGCCTGATACGCGAGCACGATCTCATTCTTAATTACGACCTTAGTGTCGGTTCCGCCGGGTATCTTTCGCGGGTTATCCTTCAGGCCACTGGGCAGCGGTGCTGGCTTGGTACGGTATTTAGCCTTCAGTTCTTCGCGGTGCTCGTAGCGGGCAGGCTCACCGACTGTGTTTTTCAGCGGTGTTGCAATCCTTGCGAACAGATCGGCAGGGTGAGGAACGTCTTGTTTCTCTTCCGATTTCTTTCCGTCTATTTCGACAAACTCTTTTTTATACTGGTAGATCGGCTCACTGAATCGAATAATTCCCAGTTCGGGAACCACTTCAAACTTATCGCCTTCAATTCGAGTTTCAATTGTCCCGTTATCCCCCTCTTTGACCTCATCGAAGTAATTTCCGGTTACTTCGACCGGCTTGCGAATCAGTTTTCCTGAATAGGAATCAATCCCCAATTCGGCACGGGTTGTGAACGTCGGCAGCACCTGCTCGAATTCTTCGAGGATATAATCACCCTTCTTACCGGTGCGGGGGTTTATCTGCTGCGGTCCTGGCAGCACAGCCTTGGAGGCCGCGAATAGCTTACGGCGAGCCTCAGTGTATTTCTCCTGTAATGTGTCATAGACTTTTTCGCCAGACCTGTGGCCCAGATCCACAATCAACCCCATCTGATAACCCAGGTCATCGTATTTCTTTCGCAACCCTGGATCGTCTCCTGATGCAGTTTGGATTGTCGGATACTTAAGCCTGTAGCAGCGATACACCGTCTGCATGGCAAGGCTGTACTGATCTCGACGCTTCTGGTATTCGTCTTTATCGACTGGAACGCCGTTGGTTTTCATGGACTCGATTTCATCAAGTGGAGCTTTGATCATATCGAACACGCCCGGCACTGGCAGCGTCCAGTTGGGTTCCCCTCTGTCGTCAATCGGCGCATAACTCAGGTGGTCAATCGGTCGCCACTCGCCGTCGATATCGAGTCCAACCGCTTCCAGATCCCAAATGGCTTCATGCATCGTAATCCCGCCCAGCACGGTCACCGAATCCGGTGTCTCCGGCAGGTTGGCCTCGAAGCCCCCTGACATCAGGTCCTCAGTGGGCAGCAACGCCCCTTCACCGTACTTGCGGATTCGCACCCGATCATCCCAGCCAAGACAGACGCGGTAACCCAGCGGCGTCACCAGTGAGCTCAGGGCCTGTGCCGGCGGAATGCGATCCCAATGGACTTCAGGGAAGATCTGATTGCGATAGGGAAGAGACTGTTTTTTTTCGAGATCCAGCAGGTCGCGGGTATCGTAATTCTTCTCACCCATCGCTTCGAGGCACATGTCGGCCAGCTCGCGCGGGGTTTTCTTCTTCCGGGGTTCGATCTCGCCGTTTTTCTTCACGTTCCAGTGACCGGAGAAGCTGCCGAACTTCCACTTCCAGCGGCGGTCGTAAACCGGAATCGTCCATGTGTGCGATGTTGCCGACCGTCTCACACTCGCTTTATCAGGTCGGCATCCCTGCAGCAGGATCTGCGTACGTCCCGTGCGGTTGTATTGCGTCGGTGAAACATTGGTGACTGCCGTGTATTCGTCGAACTGGAACAGCAGATAACCGTCAGGTTCAATCGGCGTGTAATCCGGGTCACTCGCATCTAGTGTCTGCGGTGCCATTTCGATCTGGCACACATCGGGCGTAATCCCGTGCGAGCGCGAATAGTTTGCACTGACGATCTGCTTGATGCCGGGATAGAAGACAGAGCCGACGCCCTGGTCAAAATTGCTCATGTGGTTGCCCCGAAGGTGAGTTTAAAGTCCTGCCCCATATGGAGTGTGCTCAGATCGCCGCATTTCTCCAGGTCGATCACCGGGCTGGTGATGCTCCCGGACTCGTCGTAGATCTCGGAGTCATCGGTGAATTTATTGATGATCGTAACATCCTTGGGCCGTGCATCCTGATCGAACACCAGCACCCCGTCACCCGAGAGATTCACCGCCGAGAGTGTGCCAGTCGAATTGTAATTAACCAGACCGGCCAGAATATTGAGCACCGCGTGCGCCCCGGCATGAATCGTCGTTGTGCCGGCGGTCTGCTTGAAAGTGGTGGTAGCAGAGTTGATATCCAGCACGCCGCCGCTCTTGACGATGTCCGTGACGGAAACACCAGATCCCAGATAAACGTTGGTGTCATCGGCGGCATTGTCGAAGAACGCCTGCCGTAATGTCGCCACCGTCGCCACTTCGGTCGGGTAGTAAGCCACTCCCAGCGAGCCGCGGTTGATATTGATCGCATTGCTGGCATGGGTTCCCAGCAGTAAGATCGCGGGGGTATTACCGTCCGGACTGTCACCGGTATTAGTAATCAGCACCGTTGACTGCACAGAGCCGAGATTGATTTTAATGCGTTCTGAACCATCCCCCTGTTTGTCGCCAATGTTGAGCAGAGTTACCCCGATCTTCAGGTACTGGTCCCGGTACTCCGGGTAACTCCCGGCAGCATTAGTACGAGGCAGCCCGATGTCACCCGTAAAAGTCTGTTCGATGTGCAGGGCAGCCAGCGTGACGTCGGACTGATCAAGCCCATAGAGAATGCTAACGCCCGTATCTCCGATATAGACGGTATCACCGGTTTCAGGGACGCTGTTAGTATCCCAGTTCGCTGCGACGTCCCAGCAGTTCGGACCCGAATTGGCAGTTGTCGTGGTCTGGATTAGCGGCGTGACTGTCGTTTCAACCGATCCAGTGGGAGCCGTCACACCTTTGGTGGTCTCGGTGACCGTCATGACAATCCCAGAGAAATCCAGTTCTAGTATCTCAACGTCAGTGACAGTAAATTCATTAATAAACTCAACAACCAGTGCCGTTCCCGGCCATGGTCCTCCGGTCACACTTACGTTGCCTGTGCCTATTGTCGAAAGTGATTCCAGTGCGACTTGCAACACGCTGGACGATGCGTTGTAAGGCACATCGACTCCAACACCTTGAAACGACACATTAATTGTTCCAGACGTCGGCGTACCTGTGATCGTCAGGGTTTGCGCCTCGTTGTCGCCACTGGTTGTGAATGGATAATCTTGTCCTGCTCCAGAATTGTAGAGAGCCTGCCCTTCTGAGAGAGAGAGAGCCGAGTCGAATATTCCCAGGCAGTCGAGGAAACCATCGGCTCCTGAATAGGAACCACCCCCCAAGCCGAACGACAGATTATTTATATTCCCTGCGGCAGTGGCCCCGATGGTTAGTCCTGTTGTGGAATCGAATGCACTGCCGTTAACACTGATTTTTATGGTCGTATTGTCAGGATCGTAAACACACAGAACGTGATACCAGGAATTGATCGCAACCGAGACCGAACTGGTCACGCTGTGATAGCCGCCGCTCTTCTGATAGGCAAAAGTGAAATAGCCCGTGGACTCATCATAAGTCAGATAGTAGTCTGGATCGACAACGGACGGATCACCTTTTGTGAACACATATCGGATTCCAGTCTGAGTCGGCTTATAGAAGAAAGCGATCGAGAATGCTTCATCTTCATTAAATTCACCGACATCATTGTAGTACATTTCTGCACCGTTATTGATTCTGATCCCATCATTAACGACACCGCCGACACCATAATTAGAGTGACTTGTGACATCGAACCTTCCGTCAGGATTGCTGTTGAGATTTCCCACGATTTCATCGTATATAGTCGCATAAGGGTTAAGAGTCCCCGAGCCTCCTTCAGACCAGCTCCCATCGAATGACCAATAGTATTGAGCCTTCTCAGCAAGTGAACTCCCGCCGGATGTAGTTTCTGTTGCAGTGGCTGATATGCCAGTCAGACCAGATGAATCGACTTCCAGTAGCTCGACATCGGTCGCCGCCAGTGCTCCCTGGAATGTCACCGTGACATCGGTTCCTGGCAATGCCCCGCCTCCACAGGATACAGAGCCGGTCGGAATCGTGGTCAATGCATCCAGAGATGCCTCGATCGTAGCGGCACTGGCGTTGTAGGTGATGTCGCCTGTGATTTCGCCTCCGAAAGAAAGCGTGAACGTCCCCCCTGTGGGATTGTTTGGGCTGGAGATCGTTTGGACTTCATTGACCGCCCCGGTCAGATTACTGACGTTGATCGTCATCGGTGCGACGTTGGTTTCTGCCAGGGAACCGGTAAATTCTACCGTCCAGGGTCCGCCGGCGTCCCCGGTGACGGTGACATCTCCAGAGCCGATATTGCTGAGAGCCTTCAGGGCTGATTCGATAGTAGCAACACTCGCATTGTAGGCAATGTTACCCGTTGTCTGCCTGTCGAATGTAAGCGTAAACGTCCCCCCTGTGGCAGTCGTCCCGCCGAGTATAACCACCTGCTTTTCATTATTGCCGGCTCCGATGGAGACAGTGACAGCAAACGGCTTGCCAGCTGTGTTCGAAGTGAGTGTAAACGTTCCGGCAGTACTTCCGACTGCTGCGATGAGCTCAGCAAATTCGGGAGTAGTCAATGCGTTCCAGGCTGCCACCAGTTCGGCAACAACATCTGCTAGAGTCGTCCCCGCCAATACCACTGGTTCAGTTTTATTGCCGATAGTGAAGTTGACCGTCTGCCCTACTTCAATGTCAGTCGGTACCGTTGTTAAATCTACTTGAGCCCGAGCGGGAGCGCCGCCGATCCAGATGTGAGAAGCCATAATTCATAATCCTTTATGCAGTTGGGAACGCCTGATTGCGTTCGAATGTGTAATCCCAGAAGACCGGGTACTCGACGGACACGTTGTTAATGCGTCGCGGTGTACCGTAGCGGATTACCCGACGATCCACCTTTTCGAAGTCCGCCAGATACTCGAATGGCGGGTCTGGCGAGGGCGTGAAGTTTAATCCGACGCGTCTGCCGGACTGCTGGCAGGTGACGACGCTCGTTTCTGTGAGTTGCTGTTTCTGGAACTTTCCGGTAATCGTCGGCAGATGTCCGAACGTCGGGCCGCCAGTCCCGGTGAAAGAAAGATTCGATTCATAGTTGAGCACGTAGGGCGTCTCTGCTGACGTCGCTGCGTAAGTATAAGCTGCTTCGAGCGTGATAGTATATCGCCTGCGGTTGACCAGTTCGCCCGGTGCTGCCCCCTGTGCGAATGTCGGCGGAGTGACGACACGGACACCGTACAACGTGTTTTCGCTGATGATCTCGTAAATTGTCGTGGAGCCGGATTTCCACGAGACGTTGCCGTTCTGCACTTTGTATACAGTTTGCAGTGCCGCCTGCTTTGTGAGCAACTCGGACAGCGTATCAGCCTGCAGGATGCCAGTGACAGTCAGTGTGACGGTGTCGCCGTAGACATAGCCTGTCGGGTTCTCCAGTCCCCTGATATTGATGTCAACCGTCACCGAGTACTCGTCGTGACTATAACCGTTGTAGGTGAAGATCATACGTTGTAGTACCCCTTCATCAACTCGCTTTTTTCAATGAGATCCAAAATGCTTTTGTCACGGGTAAGCACTGCGTCGAGAACGATCTTAAATCCATTTTCAACACCGATCCCAGACTGTGTAACCTGGTCGGCGGCGTCCACGGCGGGCTGTTCCTCAGGCTGGCGTTGTGGAGCAGGCTGCCCGAAGTCATTATTCTTCTTACTTTCGCTCTCTCTCCGTTTATCCTGGATATTCTTGTATTTATTGTATTCACGGTCGAATGTGCCAAAGGGGGATGCGTTGTAAAGATCGCTACCCAATGCTCCCCAGAAGCCGACCTCTGGTTCGACATCATCTTCTGCTTCCTGTCTCACCTGCTGAGCCAGAATCCGCCTGTCAACATAACGATGTGCATCGACCTGACCGGCGTTCGCGGCATCGCGGCGTCGATTGTCTTCCTGCAGGTCTCTGACAGCAGCTGGCTGCTGTGCCTCGATATCCCGTTTTTTCTTCTCCTCTTCTGTAAGCCTCCGGCGGGCCTCAGTTTCTCGCCTTTTCAAGTCGCTGTACCCATCGCCCAGAGCTGCCGCCACTGGCTCGGAGCCTGCGGCGATCCCCTTTTTCGCCTCGTAGTCCCGTACGACCTGACTGCCGAACCCCTGTGTCCTTTTGAGGAACCGGATTTCACGCTCGCTGAGATCTTCACCGTTCTGGGTCTTCTCGGTGATTCTTTTCAGCTCCCCCTGCTGGTACGGATTTAATTCCGAGAATCGCTGATGTACCGATTTCTGCGCATCCTGTGCGGATTTAATCGCGTCTTGCTGCGACTTGATCTGTTCTTCAACTGCTTTCTTCTGATCCCTGAGAACCTGCAGACGCTGCAGGTCGGTTTCAACCAGCTGTCGATTCTGATCAGCAAGTTGCTGAGACAACCGGAGTCGCTCCTCAGAAAGATCGTGGTGCCCCTGGGCGACTCGCTCGGCGTTGCGGCGTTCAAATTCAGCAAGCTCCTGCTCAGCTTCCCGGACCCGATGCAGTCCTTCAAGGCGTTCCTGCTCTACTGCCGCTATCGGCGTTGCCGCCCCGCCGCCGACTTCGAATGCGACGCGGCGGTTCATTGCTTCCGAATCCCGGCGAGTATTACGGTAACCGCCTTCCTGCGCCAGCCGGGATGACTCACGCTGTGCCCGCTTCTGATTGTCGTTGTAGTTTTTCTGTTGCTTCTCAAGTTGCTCTGCTGAATCGGCGGCATCGTTAACCGCTTTGCGCCATCCGACGATCGAACCGATGAAACTTTCATTTGCTTCACTGGCTCCGAAGACACCACGTTTTACCAACTGGAGTGATTCAAATAATGCAACACCACCCGCTGCCGCGAGTGTCAACCAGCCTGCAGCACCACCCGCCTTGGCGAGCAACCCGATCCCGGCACTTGCCCCGGCACCACCGCCAACAGCACCGCCGGCGACACCGCCCGCAGTATTTGCCGCCACCTGTGATGCAGCAAGCCGAAAATTATTTTTCGCGAGCAGGGTGTCGATTGTGAGCTTTGCCTTCGAGGCTACGTTCAGTGCAACAATCGCCTCTCGACCTTTCCAGTATAATTCAGTGAGCCCTTTCAGTGCTTTGAAACCAGCCTGGATCTTTTCAAATCCTTTTGAGAATTTTTCGAAATTTTCTTCACTGACAAATCCTAAACTTGCCATACCTTCTACCAAATCGAGTGTTCCTTGAAGCGCACCAACCCCGGCTTCGGTTGCCTTGCGTCTTGAATCGACTTGTAAACGTATTGCAGATTCAAGTTTTTTTACTGCTTTCTCTTCCTGTGATCGAATTTTATTTCGTTTTTTGAATTGAATGATAATGAAGTTGGTTCTACTCTTCTCCGAGTCTTCGCATATTTTTTTCAAGCGTTTATTCATGTTATCAATCAACTTGATCGTCTTACTACAAACCTTCTTTAAATCTTTGGTTCGCTGATCTTCCGCTTTTCTAAAAACTGAGATCATTTCGTTAATCGCTTTTTCCCATTTTTTAGCTTCAACAATCCCAGGATTTACTGGCTTCTTTGCCCCCCCACCGGATAACTGGTTTGCTTTCTTTTGAATATCCTGAACCTGAGAGTTAAGTTTCCGGGCAACATCAGAATTTTTCTGTCCGGCAACAAGCTCCAGAGTAATCCTGACCTTTCGTTCTGCTTCAGCTGCAGCGATCATTTTGTAACTCCCATGAGGGCTATCAATTCCTCAACCCTTTTTTGTTCATTTGACCGATCCACCACAAATTGAATCATTCTGGCATTCCTCCTGACGATCGGATCATCGGGAAAACAACAGACTGCTTTGCATTCCAGGTGATGAATATAGGCTTGTCTGTTTTTAGGCGTTAATGTATTTGGCATTTCCGGTGTACCTTTGGGACAACCATCCCTGGTTTTACAAAGTGGGGGATTTTTAGAGTGCCTCAATAGCGGTTTGCCGTTGAATAATCTGGGTTCGCCGGTCCCATCGTTGTATTCATACTTCAAGCAGTGCTGGCAATCACGATTCGCGAATTGAGGATAAAGCAATAACAACTCTACCCCCGCTATCAGTTTTTTGAATCACCTTCGATTTTAGAAGTGATGATCCCGTCAGATTCACCTGAGAGCAGATCATCGAAATCGAGATCGCTGCTTTTATCTGTTTCCGCTTTCGTTTCTAAATCTACATCACCAGATTCGAAACAGGTTACAATGTTAAATAAGCGATCTTTGAGTGGCTTTTTAATCCGCCGTAAATTACCAACAGTGAGCTTAACCGGTTCTCCTTTATGATCGCACAGGTCCCATTCAATCACCTGTCGCAATAAAGTCTGCTCAACAATTTCGCCCTGTTGTTTTGCTGTTTTTTCGAAGTAATTATGCATCAACGCACGGATTGCTTCAGGCAAAACCGGACGGAATTTGAAATGAACTTCTTCGTGCAGATTTGGTAATGCTTTGATGCAGCAATCTTCGGTATAGCCATCCGGAATGAAAGCTTTGCCAGACATGTGATACACTCCTTAAAAGACAGGGTAACAGTCAATTCGTACCCTGAATTTTCTGGAATGTCACAAGGGGATCAAGAGAGGTTCTTATTGAATTTCGCGTGGTTAAGTGAGTGTCTGAGTAGCGACTCTAAGGTTCATCTCAATTTAAAAATCGCAGCGCATCGACTTTACCTGATGTACGCTTTCCAGCGTCTACTGTCAGGATATCCCGATCTCCTAATACAAACCTGCAAATCAAGATAGTGCCAGTATCAAGACTTCAAAGTGACAATTGATCGCTTCCTGGAAAGAAAAAGAATTCATGGCATAATTTTGAATATATGTGTTGAGCTTATTCAGGAGAAATGTTTCCTGAGGAAGCTCATCAAGTATGGAGTATTGGGGTTCTGGGAAATTTAAAACCCGTTTGAGAAAGTGAAGAAGGAACCGTGCCTGGATTCTTGTCTCTTGATAAAGAATTGGCAGGCAACCTGTTTTTAGAAATTGAAAAGTGTCAATGTAATTGTCCCCACAGCAAGTATTACTGTTTGCGTCGTAGAATTTTCCAATCCAGCAGTTCTCGATACTTTCTACAGAGACAAGGTCTTGATTAAACCTGAAATGCACCCTTAATCAGAGTACAGCGGATGATAACATCTGCTGAAGTCAAATGTTTGGTTGGTGTCAAAAAGGGTTTTGAGGAGTTTAGTCAAAGAGCTTTCCACCCGAATTTTTAAAGCTCTTCATAACTAGTTCCATTCGTGATCTGACCTCGGAGGGAATTTCTAATTCATGGTAATACTTAGTGCCTGAATATCTGATTGTGACTGTTTTCGAGGTAGCAATATCTAAAATCATCTTTTCCTGCGATTTCGAAACTTCTTTATCGTATGTTTCCCAGTACCTCTCATTTTCATATCGCTTAGTGTCAGATCTTTCACCATTTTTGAATCCAACCAACTTAGTTAACCCGCCTTGAGACTTACGATACTCCTCTGTACGGGCAGAGCCAATCCAAGCCTTTTCCAGTAATCGAACCTGATCCTCAAGAAGTGGTTTACCTGCTTTTATATGATCAATTATATCTTTCACTTTGGCTTGTTCTGCAATCAGAAGCGCATCTATTCTGCTGTTAATATCTTTCACTTCATTTGGTGGCAAGTCAATTAACTCATATGTGTTTTCATCTGTTTTAACTGTATATTTTCTTGTAAACAGATCTTCGGAATCTAACCTTCCGATGCACAGATATAGAAACTCTGGTTTATCGTCAACCACAGCTATATTCAAATTAATATCTCCTGAGCCATAATTCTCAGGAGATTCTCTATGCCTCCTGGTCGAATACCAGTGATCCTTGTATTTAACCGGGTTCGACCCCACAATAGATCGTTCGATGTGTTCCTCTTCACTCAACGCTTCTATCGTTATCGCCAGACGCTCCCACTGATCTCTCCCTCTCCGAATGACTCCCAACTCCAGCTTGTCTTTATATGTTACAGATTTCAAGATCCCATCTGCTTCATCTGGGGTCCGAAGCAGCTTTCCGTTAATAATTCGGATCAGGTCGTTATTCTCAAGCCCCGCGATATCAGCGCGAGACCCTTTCTGGACACCTCCGGCTAATACGGCATTCCCCGTCCTGGGAGGAAAGATGGGGATCTCTTCCCCTGTTTCTTTAAGGTGCTTCTTGTAGTCCTGAACTGTTACTGTTCGGAATCCTATCGAGTAAGTCATCCAAGGAAAGTCAGCAATCAGAAATGATGTCATTACGAAGAACGTAATTAAAAAAGCAAATAGTCGTTTCATGTTGACCCTCATATCTAAACCCAGCACCACAAAACACATGCGTCCACTATAACAATATTGTATCGTTAAATGCAAACAATAAAAAAAGACAGCCGCGTCTGGCTGCCTTTGTACTGCAATAAAACTATTCGTAAAATGAACTTACGCACCTGCTGCGTTTGTTATCACCAGGCTGGCTGTGCTGCCGGCCTTGCGCACCATACCTTCCAGCGGAAGCCTGGTGACCTGTGCTTTCGTGGTCCCCGGGGTACGATTCGGGTACTGGATCGCCCCGAAGGTGAACGTCAAAGTATCGTCGGTTTCTGCATTTGTGAGTACCAGAGAACCGCCTGCCCCTGCAAGATTCTGCTTAATCAGATCAAGGTTCGCCGTAGACCACGGGTGATTTGTACCCAGAGTGATAATGCGATCGAGTAACGGGATATCTACACGTGTCAGCGAGTTCTCAAACCGCTCTGTATCGAGCTGATTCTCGATGACCAGACTGAACTCATTGAATTCACGCTCTTCCGACAGCAAAGTGAGAACGCCATCTTCGAAGCGATACGGGCTTTCGGTTGGTGTGGCCAATACAGGAAAAGATCCAGCAGCACCTTCGGTTTCAGTTTCTGCTTCAATATCGAGATCCACCATCACCATTTGCCCGGAAGAACCGTTGAAGGTCGCTTTAGCAATCCGGCAACCAGAGTAAGTGTAAACTTTTTCGTCGCGGTCGATCATCATGACGAATTCAGGAATGCTATCCGCAAGTGCAAATTCATCAGAACTCTCTGTTGACCCCAGAATCAATGGTAACAGTGTGTCTAACGCCAGCTTACTTGCAGGTACACGAATGGAACCTGAGCAACGTTTCTGCCCCAACCTCGTACGCTCAGAGATGTGCTCCATTGTGCCAGTTGTGCCTCCAGTTTCGTCAATCGTCTGCGATTCAACGAGCGACTCCGCGCCCACAATCTCAATGGGAATTGAACTGGTGTCAAACGGCAATGCACTATCGATCGCCACGCGGGTGAATGTTCCGATTCCTAATGTCATAAGTCTACCCTTTTAAATCGCGTCAATAATTGTAATTAAGTGACCAGACAGCATTTCAACCGCCTTATCCAATGATTCACCCGGAATGCCGAGAAACGGCCGGGCCGGAATGGATCCGTCTTTTCTTCCGTACTGATGTACGCTGGCATAATAAATACTGGTGCCAAAGGTTGTGGAGTCATCTGTAATTATTTCGATGTGTCCCTGACCATTTGAAACAACACTACGTATCAGGTCTCCAAAGTCTATCAATGGCCTCGTTCCGGGGTTGTGTCCTGGAGGTCGTGGGTTCTTTAATGGTGCCCACGGTACCCCGTCGGGCGAGTGACTGTTTAAGAATCCCTGTGCCAGATCCCCGGCAAGCTCATCATTCCACTCACTGAGGACCTTCGATGCTTGTGGGGATTCTAATCTGCGGACAATACCGGAGAGAAATCCACCGAGCTCTTTCGCTGTGATGGTTTTAGACATCTTGTAACATCCTTTACCTTAATTAGTTTAAATCCCGGCATGTCTTGAACCTCTTTGTCTGAAAAAGTCTGACGACTGGTGCTGATCTGGTCAGCATACATCCTGACTGCATCTGTTTCCTTATTAGTCTTGAACCTTAATCCACCATATATATTAGTAGAAACTTTTAAAAACTCTGCGTATTTGACTTCGATTTCATGTGTCATGTTCTCGACTCCCAACTGATAAACCACAGGGTCATCCCTGCATGATATTCCCCTGCCTCAAACCAACTCGGATCGACAACCGCGCCAGGGGCGACATAACTGTTAACTACCGATGACACTCCAGACAAACGAGGGGTGCGAAAATTTTTGACAATACTCTCATACCAGTTGAGATACTTCTCTCTATTTAAAGTCTGATTCTGTTGATCTGTGTCGACGATAAACACACCTACCTGGTATTCGATCTGGTCTCTTATATTTGTTCCCTTAGCGGGATTGAGTTTTGGTGCTCCAGGGGCAATCAGAATTGCAGGAAAATCTGAACTCTGGAAGTTCCGTGTTGAAGGTACTTTTTGAATAATGATTGAGTCGTCAACCATGTCGGATAATTCAAGACTTTCAATCTGAGTTTTTACTGTTGTCAGAATGTCTTCCAGAATCGCTGTCATTTTTGCCTCCGGCAAATACATCGCCAATGAGTGCGGAGTCTCAACCGCGATACTGACATGACCGTCCAGACCACACTACTCGAATCGGTGATCGTATCGCCTGTTTCGATCTCAGCTCCAGCCAGTAAGACGTTGGGAATATTCCAGACAATGCCTTCATGAGCCGAGGTTACCAGACCCTTATCTATATCATCCCGAGAGATGTCTCGCATCCAAGCATGAGAAACGGACGTAGTTGTGGTAGTATCGTTATTCACGCCCCGCTTAATGGTCACTGTCACCGCTTCGGTACCGGGCATCTTCAGATAGAGATAGTCCAGCAGTTGAGTCGATACCATCAGATCACCACCTTTTTGTAACGAGCGAGCGAGCCTTTAATAGAATCCAACATTCTGGATTCATCTTCCGCTCCTGAAAGTGTATAGGAGTAATCTTCGATCGATTCAGAAGTTAAACATCCCGCCATTTCTCTCGATTGAAGCATGGATGTCACCAGTTTATTGGCTGCAAACTGAATATCTGTGGGAACAGTAGCCCATCCTGCTGTGTAGACCACTTTTATATTCCCCATCCCTAAGCCGGGAGAACTTGCTAATTGTCCGCTGAGGCGCGAATAAGGTCGGTGCCACACTTTCCCTATGCGATAGAGAATACCGCTTTTACAGACTTCCGTATTGGTGGCATCATCTTTCCGTAACACGAAATCGGTCCCTGCAACTAATGCTGAAGAGGTGGGGAATGCGTCCTCACCTTCTCCATAATAACCATTTCGGTCTTCATGAACTGAGGTGATGGATTGGACGGGAGTTTGGTTCAGCTGTAGTACATGATCGCCAGTACCACTGTAGTACTCCGTATAAACCTTTTCCTCAATCTCGCGATGCAGATAACCTTTGATCATTGAATCGGCCTGAAGAATGAGTAAGTCGATGACATCATCCAGTGATGAATCACTGATACCCAGAAGCGTTTTCAGTATAACTTTTGTAGTAAGCGACATTGGAATTCATAACTCCGAATCATTAATTTACATCACCAATCAGCTCTGACAGATTGTGTTATTGGGATCTCTTTCCGTAACCGTAAACTGTCAGAAGTATTTCTTTAATGATTATGCAATTGATGACTGTTGAATTTCATTGACATAACCCGCCCCCTGGAGAATGTAAAATCCAGCTCCCAGTTGCGCATTGGCCCCTACGTCTGCCACGTTAAATGAAACAAAAGTGAAGCCATTATCTGAATCCAGGTCATTGGACATTACTTCAATAGCGATCAATGCCTGATTCTCTGCTCCATCGATAGAATCCGTATCAAAACTGGCTGCCTCCGATTGCTCCACTAGTGTAAACTGACCGGTGGCATCAATATCGGTAGCACCAACTTTATGTCGAATCCTTCTGAAATTGAGCGGTTTGGATGAACCAGAAGCTGCAGCAGTGTGCTGTTGTGCTGTGATCACCGGATCGTCTCCTGCAGTACCAATCGATGCGAGTAAAACAAAGAGGCAACGATCATAATTCTGAAGATTGACCCTGTCTCCTGTATTCACATCCGCCGACAAGTCGACAGGCATGAAAGCAGGAATGATATCATGACTTTCTAAAAATTCTTTGTTGAACATTATTTGAGTTCCTTATTGATTCTGATTGCATTAAGAAAGATCTGCAGAGAAAAGTTGCGGCTCTCTTCCATTTCAAAATTACGCACGAGTCGCCAGTGTGACAAAACTTGACTGAGTAGCAGTTCCCTTATAGGGAGTTAAAGGTTGAGTCTCCCATGGCTTTCCATCAATCCGCATGATAAATCGCAGCGCCAGTTGATCTGTTAGAAACTCAACATGCATTGATTCTGCCTGCTCGATACCTCCTTTACTGATGGTGATGTAGTCATCAAGACTTGCCAGAAGAATATCTCCCTCTGTACCCAGTGTTTCGTTGAACTCAGTGGGAATCACAGGACGTCCCATCAAAGTCGCATATGAAGCTCCAGAAAGCCCGGCTGGAGGCATATAGACCAACTGTCCGCCGGCAGTCGAAACTCCCAGACTCATCTGATGCAGTTGAGGTTCCGTATCCTGATTAATAAACCAGGCGGAATTCATCCGTGAAGATGCTTTCAGACGACTCCACATCTGCAAAATATTTTCTGCTAAAATGGTATTTGCTGCCTGACCAGATTCTTTCGAAACAGTAACTCTCGCGGAAGATTGCATCACTCCCAGGGGTTTCCCGACGCCATTCCCATTGAAAATGGAATCACCTAACATAAATTCCATTTCCTCGGTCACTTTTTTGTTTACATAAGACTCAAGAGCCATTCCATTATCGTTAATCAGCTCCTCTGTCAGATAAACCAAGACCGCTAACTTATTCAGCTTCAGGGTCGTTTCCCCCAGTTTCGGTGATGAACCTGTTAACGGGTCACCTTCGCCAACCCAATAAGCACGTAGTCCGCCTGAACGAGAACCGTCCATTCGGCTTGTTTCTGAGTCTGTAGGAAACGTCATATTATTCCCAGCTACTCGATAATGGTCTGTGCGGCTGAAAATATCGTTGGCATAGATTCGTGTCAAAATTTCCTGATGAAACTCCGGTAAAACAGCGATACCACCATCGGCGCCTACGATTTCAGACATTCCCTGAATTGATTTGCACAATCCCCAGGATTTCTTAGTCTTGGCAATCACTTCGCTTCGGTCTTTGAATCCGCAGCGGATAAAATCTCCAAACGATTGAAATTCTGAAAATGGTTTATAGCCACTGGGAAATACTCGTCCCCGCTGCCCTGAGTACGTTTTTTTATATGCCTGATTGTCGGTTTGACTATTTTCCGATTCCCAATACCCTGCCAGTCTTCCTTGATCATCACGATGAATGCCGCTCATATCAGGCACGTTCAACTGATCGACGCTTTTAGTAAGATTTTCAATATTAGATGAGAGAGACTTTACTTTTTCCTCGAGTGTTTCAGACATAAAATGTCCTTTCTGCGAATATGATTCTTTAATTACGTGTTTTACAACGGTTCATAGAACCGACTTCCAATTGATATCCTTTACAACCACTTCAGAATTGAGGTAGCAAATTAGATACTTTCTGCTGTAACTCGCTTACAACGCGCGTAAGTTCTTCTACAGTATTCAACATCCGATTCTCATCGCTGTGCAGATTCTGTTCAAACCACAGATTCGTTTGTTTTAATACGTCTGCGATTTGTTGACATTGGTGGTCCGAAAACTCCTGTACCTGTGAAGCTGTTTCAGAATTTATTTTTGATCTGGTGCGTTTCAATCGATAATCAATCTCACTCACCTTCGTAGATTTGACCAATTGAAATAATAGATTTGATTTAGCACACTTTTCCCACTCCTCAAAATCTTTACTCTGCTGTTTTAGCTGGGAATAGTTCTCTGCATAAGTCTCCTCCAATTCTTTCAGTTCACTCTCTAATGTCAGGAGCAGCTTTTCCAGAAAGGACTTAATGGTTTCATTTTCGAGCACTGCTGAAGTTGTTCTTAGATGATTTTTCAATTCGAAGAAACAACTGGAAATCGATTTTAATATCTGAGCACCTAGAGGAATGGAGATTTCCAGGTTGTAATTGCTCTCTGTGTTTGAATCTGATACCTGTCGTGATTGATCACTACTATTCGCACATGAACCGGTACCAAGTACTCTGGTATTGTCAAACATTTTGGGCAGGATTGATGGATTGCCTACAGACTCACTTTTTCGAGCTTGTCTTTCGTCATTTTCATACTCTCTCTCTCCTGATTGATCGGTACCCTTGAACGTCCAACCAGAGATTTGATGCCTTTTCTGGGGAAGTACCGTTCGCAGTGATTTTAACAGAGGCTCTACTATTTTGTGTCCTTCAATCGTTCCGCGGTCGAGGGTTCTTGCGATGGCATCTGGATTAACCCCTAATGCGCCCCAGGACCATTCAATCAATTCCCATTGCTCTAATACAATTCCGATTCCAGAATCTGCTGTTTTCCTGGTGGATGTTTTAATTGGCAAAGCACGTACTGAAGTTGCTCTGACTAACCCTTCAGTAATCAGGTGAAATATCTGCAATGACTCCATTGATTTGGCAGTGAAGTAAGATGTCGCAGAAATTTTTTCATTATCGACTTCGATCGCCAGACGACCATCAGGGTGCTGGCATTTTGCGATGGGACGAGTAATTTCACCTAAACCATGTTCCCAAAGGACTACTGGATTTTTTCGGAAATTCTCAAGCTGGACCCCGGCAGGTTTAATAACATCACCCTCACGGTCCTCTCGAGGTGTGTTGATGACAGCTCGAGCAGACAT